GTATTATTCTTCTTTGCCATAACTTCCCTTTAATGTTGTTATAAAACTTCAGTAATCAAGTATAACAGATTGGTGCAGCAATTTCAAGCTAGATGCGTTATTATCGCCGACGCATAATTTTCTAGCGTAAATTTGCAGAAAGAGTTGTTTTAGCGCGGCTTGGATACTGTGCCGCTCATCTCAAAACATGTTGTTGTAGCCAGCAATATATCGCCACAGTTGCTGCCGCGCCGACATTGATGGAGCGGGTCGAGCCAAACTGCTCAATGGCGACAATTTTGTCTGCCGATTGCGCCATCTCCTTGGAGATTCCCGGGCCCTCTTGACCAAACACCAACACCGCGCGCTTTAGCAAGCTCGTCTCTGACATATTGACGCTACCTGGAATATTATCAATCGCAATGATTGCTCTGTCTTCAGTCCGCATTAACTCGACAAACTCTGCCGTCGAACCGACATAATGTACGTGCAGATATTTATCCGTCATCATGGCGCCGCGCTTATTCCATTGCCGCCTGCCAATCACATAAATCTGCCGCACGCCAAACGCATTGGCGCTCCTGACAATCGTCCCCATGTTAAAATCCCGCTCGGTGTTCTCCAGAGCAATCACCAAGCCATGATCCTTGGCGTCCAACTCTTTCACAATCTCCGCCTCGTTGCGGCCCTTGAATTTATCGATTACATTCCGCGTGTCTTGCATGTATGTTATTTTAGCAAATATTAAGCTAGCGGGACCGGCTGGCATAAGTCTGCTCGTCGTTGGTTTAATAATACCTGAAGAAGGAAGCGCGGCATTATCGCCAACGCACAATTTCGTCGAGCTGGCGGCGAGTTTTAGCTGGCACCTCGCGCTGGCTACGGTAACCTAGCGCTAACATTACTACTGGCTTTTCTAGATCTGGGTCTATTAGCTGGTGCTGCGACAAGACCTGGCTGAGCTTGCTAATCGAAAAGCCTTCAATCGGGCATGAGTCAATCCTGCGCCCGGCGGCGGCCAGCAGCACAAAGCCTAGCGCAATGTAAGCCTGCCGCGCCGCCCACTGATGAATCATTGCTGGTTGATTGAGTATTTCGAAATCTTTTTTAGCCCAATATCGCCAAAAAGTCTTGAAGCCGGCGGCCTTGATGGAGTTTTGCTTCTTGACATCATGCAGCATGTGGTCGATATGTCCGCCTTTTTGCAACAAGCCTTCGCTGGTTTTGGTAGTAAATATCAAAATGTGACTGGCGTCAAAACGAGCAGCGTTGGCGCCTGTGCAGCGTTTGACATCGGCGCGTAGCTGTTCGTCTTCCTGCACGACGATAATATTCCACGGCTCAAAACCGTACGAACTTGGCGCTAGGCGGGCGGCTTCCAGGAGTAATTCGATATTCTCTTGCGAGATTTTTTTGCTAGAGTCGAAAGCTTTGGTGGCGTAGCGGAATTCGAGCGCTTGCTTGATGTCGTCTATCGATACGATTGGCTTATTCATTTCATCGTCCCCTCTTTAGCCGCCAAAATCTTGTTGGCGCAGATTAACTTATATATACGATTTTAGCACTTCCCTAACTATCTTGAAAATTTGATAGTGTCCTAACGGTGAAAAATGCAAGCCGTCTGATAGCGGTAACTTAGGCAGCTCGATGTAATTGCCAAGTTCGTTTTTGCGCTGCAGCATTTTTTGGCGAAGCTGTTCGGACGCGTCGGTAAACTCATACCCCGAATTGTCGCTAGTGTCAAAACACGGCGGCAAAATGTAGATAATTGGAGTCTCGCCGGCGAGATTACGATATTCTAATAAGTCACGAACAATGTCCTCGGATGTCCGCGCGAAACGCTGTTGCAGATCATTAGTGCCGAGGGCGATAATGATTAAGTCGAAGTTATCGGCCTTTTGTAGAGCCGTCGTAAATGTTGACAAGCCATTCTTGTGCGGCTTATCGGTGCGGAAATCGCCAGCAACTCTGCCGCGGACGCCGTCGATGTAGACATGTGCTTTGCCGCGTAGCGCTTGGCTGAGGCGGTTAACCCAGCGATCGCTGTAGCGGATACGTTTGCTAGCAAAGTTAGCGCCCCAGACGTTTGAATCGCCGTAGATTAGAATGCGTTTTGCTGTTGTCGTCTGTTTTTTACTCAAGTTTGCGTCCTTTCTTCTTTGAAATAACCGCTTGCTGCTCGGGCGTGAATCGCCGCGATTCGCGCATTTTTTGGTAGGCTTTGTTGCGCGTCCAGGCGTCGATGTGTCCGTTTTCTAGTTCCGCCAGCGTCAGTTCAAAGAAATTCACCGCCGCCGTAGCATACAGCCAGGCCAGCGCCATTTTGACATAATAGCCATCGTGCTTGACGTTCCGCAGCGCCGCGAAAACCTGATCGATATGTGCTTCGTCTAGGAAATTAGTCATCAGCGAAATCACGCCGTAGCGCACCGTGAACTCGGCTTCATTCTGTAAGCATTCTAGTGCAAAATCCCACCACACTTCGCCAGCAAAGCGTCGCTTTTTCTCGACAAACACATCAATGTGTGCCCACGAATCAACGTGCGGCAGATATTGCTGAGTCAGCTTAATCGCCTCTTCGTCGCTGATTTTAGCGCGGTTAATCAACAAACTGCACAGCAAAACATATTCGTAGAGATTGCTCGGTGCCGCCAGCAGCCGGCTGATATCCGCTGCCGACATATCGCCAGCCAACTCCCTCGCCAACCGCCGCAAATCCGGCACGCGCACGCCGATGACCGGCATCTTGGTGTTGACGATGCGCTGATTAAAGGCGGCGTAGGATTCGTTGCCTTGAGCGAGGTCTGTCAATTTTGCCAGAATGTTGTCGGTCATGTAGTTAGTATAGCGCAATGTTTCAAAATTTTGATTTCTTCACCAGCTTTTATCAGATGATCACCGAGTATTTCCAGCTGATTTTATCTGGTCTAATATTTTAAAACCAAGGCTAGTTGGAGTATAAATAGGTCTACTACTTTTTTCGCTATAACGATCGACTCTAAGTATTCCTATTTTTTCTAATTCTTCCAATTCGGCTATAATCTCATTACCGTCATGGTTGTCGCTAACTTTTTCAATTCCCATAAAAATAAACCCTGTCGTTGTTTTGATTGTTATAATTTCTTTCTGCTGCTCGCTACCCAGACCAGTTATTATGGCTTTTTGCAAACTATTAAGATCCTCGAATTTAGGTTCTTTTTCCTTTGAGTTAATCAACAATGTAGTTTGCTGATATTGGTAAAGCCAAGTCCTATACGCCGCAACTATAGCAACAATAAATACTATTGCAATGACAACTGGTGTTACTGGGCTAAATTGTATGCCAACCAATAGTCCGGCCATAGATATAATAAAAAATACTAAATCAAAAATACTCCTCGCGTGTTGCCAGTAAGTCTTGATGAAAATTTTCACGTTATTCATGTATTCTTATTGTAGCATGCTATTTTTTCACGCCCTGTTTTACTTTCGTGGTGAAATAATATTAAAAAGGCCACCACTACAGTGACCAATTAAAAACTATGTAATGGAGCCACGATCGGGGCTTGAACCCGAGACCTCATCCTTACCATGGATGCGCTCTACCAACTGAGCTATCGCGGCAAACTTTGCCAGTGCTGGTCTCGCGGATGCAAGTTTTGCGCGCCAGCTATTTTGGCAAACTACTACTGGATTTTAACATATTTACGCCGTTGGAGGCAAGCTACTTCTGGCGGCGTGTTCTCTTGCCAGTTGTCGATTCGGGTTTCGGCAGGTTCGGCGCTACGAATGCTTCCAATAGTGCCCAGGCGATACCGTTTACCAAGTAAACTACCGCGAATCCGGCAGCAATCATCGCGGACAAACGGCTTTGCGGTACATTCAGGAACGTCAGGAATCCAGCTAGAACTAGCCCAATGAAAACTGCTGTTAGATAAGCTTGCTGTAATTTGCGGCGCTGATCTTTTTGGTGGTTCCAACTGCTCAGCGACTGCTTAATAAACTCGTACATACTGTATATTATAGCATATACATTGTATAAAGTCAATAAAAAACCGCCCGCGAGCAGCGGACGGCCTAAAATTCTACGCATGGTACCGGAGGTAGGACTCGAACCTACGAAGCTAAAAAGCGGGAGATTTACAGTCTCCTGTCATTGCCACTAGACGACTCCGGCATGAATTATGGAGCCGACTCTCGGACTCGAACCGAGGACCTGCTGTTTACAAAACAGCTGCTCTAGCCAGCTGAGCTAAGTCGGCACGGTAACTAAATCTATTAGTATACTCAATGTGATAACTATTGATTTGTAATGTTCTGCGCGGGCGCCAGCCCTAACATGGCTCTTAGTGTAACAAATAAATGCGCTTATGTCAATACTATGGCGCGTATTTCTCGTATTCTCTCTGTAAATAAGGATTCGTGAAGTGCATGTAAATGAGCGTTGAGCGGATGTTTTCGTGCCCCATCATAGGTTGCACTACCTCAGCGCGCGCACCGTTCATGAGCAGGTTAGTCGCGAATGTGTGGCGCAATGTATGCGGCGAAACATGCTTGACTATACCGGCGCGCTCAGCACAAGCGGTAATAATCTGCGTAATATATTGGCGCGATAGCTTATCGCCGTCTTTATTTGTAAATAAATACTCCGTACGAGGTTTTGTTTTTAGATAGTTGTTTATGGCGGTGCGAGCACCTTGATTAATAAACGTTACACGAGGCTTTCTTCCCTTACCGCTTCTTACAATCACGGATCGTTTATAGATATCGTCATAATGCAGGTTAACCAATTCAGATACTCGTAAGCCGCTTGCTATGATAGTACGGACAATTGCTCTTGTACGCACTAATTCATACCTTAACTGTTTGTAGAGTAATTCCTGTTCTTCTGGTGTCAGAAAGTTTGCCTCTCTATTTCCTGGTCGCGGTACATCAATTCCCTCAGGACGCACATCAGTAAAACCGCGTCCATACAAGTAACGCATAAAGCTACGGATCGTAGATATATTCGTGTGCCTGGTTTTTTGTGCGAGTCCGCAATCAGCGAGGTAAATTGCATACTCGTCTATAGCGTGCAGGGTCAATTTTGATATGTCAACATCACCCATATAACGCTTTAGTTTCCGTAGGATACTGCGGTAAGTGATATCTGTTGTCTCAGTAGCATCACGGCGTTCAATCATGTAGCGCATATAACGCTCTATCGCTTCTGATAATAGCATAGAAACTCCTTCACCCTCCGCTAGATTTAATACGTCCTACCTCCTATTACCGTTTTTAACCATTAGCTCCCCTTATCCCTGCTATACCCTACGGGCAGAGACTGCAACCCTCCGAAATATTCTCAACCATGCAACCGTACTTCCCTTGAGCTTAATTGCTCTCCATATAGCACGGTGTATTTGGTAATTCCTAGACTGAGCAGGTCGCTGGTTGCGGGGTGGCAGTGCCAGCACTTGAAGCTCAGCCTACAAAGTTATCCTTTCTGCTTTATTTTTCTGATCAGAACAGAGGACTGATCATGAGAATATGTTGTAAAATCCACTAATCCTATTGACAGAATTTAGTAGATTTAACGATTCAGAGGGTTATTTTTGTTTATATAAAAACAAACCTCCCTGGTGTTACCCAGTGAGGTCGCCAATCAGTGAATTGTATCCTTACAATATCAAACTATTTATACCGTGTCAACACTTTTTTCAAATTTCATGCTATGATGTTTATAGAGTTTTGGCATCAAAGTCTTAGTTTAAGGATTTTCGGTTAAGTGTATCTAAGCGATTTTTAACGTCATTGATATTCTCTTCTTCTGGAGGTAGATCTTCGGGCGCTATACCGCCAATGCGTTCAATGGCATCCCTTACTTCTCTCCCTACACAATAGTGGGTAGTGAGAGCCACCGTATTGCCTACTAATTTACCTTGATCTATTAACGCTCTCAGGCGTTCATTGGTTTGCGTTATCCTAAATTCATTTGCGGCTAGTTCAGTTGTACCAGCTCGGTCAAGTAATCTATCTTTTCCTATATTTTTGGTTACTTGTATTTCTGGCATTCTCATCTTGTACATACCTTGATAACCGACATCAAAGAACAACACAGGATTTTCAACTCCTATTTCTCGTGCTGAAGCCAAAAGCTCATCATTCTCAATAGCAACTCTATTGCTTATTAAAATTCTTTGCTGATTATATGCTAGACCGGCGACTTCGCCAGCTATCCGCTGTTTAATGACATTGGTTGCCCATTGCCTAAATTTAGTGGCAACTTTTGAGCTTACTCTATACCCAACTGAAATAACAACATCAAGGTTGTAATGTATAACACCGTAATTCGGGCGGTTTTCCACAACTCCAAAGATTTTCTTTGAAGTGCTTTCTTTATCTAGTTCGTCTTCGGCATAGATATTCTTAATATGCTGTCCAATATTTTGCGGAGTTGTATCAAATAATGCGGCGATTTGATCGGTGTTTAGCCACATCGTTTCTCCGTCAAAAGCTATATGGACTGGATCTGAAAGCTTTTTATCTATGTATATAATTAATTCGTTTTGCGATTGAGTCATTAATACAATTATATCAGCAATACGGTATAGGAAATAGAACAATCCCTGTCTTGTTGGGGTTGTTCTATTAGACCGGACGATAGAATTACTTTAGTATACTACTTATTCTCAGTACCGTACACACCACGTAGTTCACGCTCTGTTTTGCGGTTATGAAGCCACATAATAGCCTCTTCAATCTTTGTAAGCGCTAAATTGTTCTCGCGCGACGGCAGCTCCTTATTGTATGCGTTGAGTCTCGCATATGCTACGATGAGCAGGTCTTCAATAAATACGCCGTTACGTTCAGTTGCAGCAGTGCCGTTGGCCAGTCGTTTTCAGTGACGTAGGACGTGTCGAATGAACACGAGTCGTCTTTCGTCCAGTTGCCAACACCTGGCACGCCGCGGATAGCGAAGTCATGTGTGGCTTGATATGAATAGATTGTACCGAGCTGATAACCGCCGATATTAACAACCCCGTGCGCCGTGCCCCAACCATTGTTTCTGAACCCTAACGGCATGCCGTCTTTACCAAAGATTGATTTAACCGCGGAACGCGCACCAGTTGTTGGTATCTTTATTGTCATCGTCGGCGGCTGGTTTTACCATGAAATATACGTTCATATCAGCCTGATACATAGCGATTGGGATTTTAACGAAATGGATAGCGGTATCGCCGCGCTTTAGTTTTAATTCGGGTGTCATTGTTCTACTCCTAGTGCGATAGCTTCTAGCGCTACTTTGCCGGCGTTCATCTTAAAGTGTTTATCCTCTAATTCAAGCCTCATCTCATGCCAATACTCTTCCATCTCTTTTGCTTTCTGCCATTCAGCGGCAAGGGCTTGCTCTTCGTCAGGTTTAGGGAGAGTTTCAAATGCTAATTGCTCGTACATTATTTACCCCTTGTAAAATGCGAGATACCGAGCGCACTAGCGATTGTACCGACAGCGCTTGCTGCGATTGTTGATACTTGATTGCTGAGTTCATAGCTCGTAACGCCAAACACTGCGAGTAAGCTCATCGTCATGACAGTGATTGGTATACCGATAACGCCCATTAGATAAACAACCAGCCGTACATTATCAGGGATTGTCGGCTTCCAGCCGTCTACTTCGGTAAATTTGTTGTCTTCTTTCATTTTCTCAAACTCCTCCTTGCTTAATCCTGCTGCTGGTGCTGGTTTTTCTGTCATTTTTTTATCCTCCTGCGTTAATGACTGGTTTTTATTGCTTTGACCCGCGTTATTCGCCTTTTTAGCTTCTTCTTCAGCGCGTTTTTTGGCGTCCTCAGCCTCTTTGGCTTTGTTTTTGGCTTCCTGCTCAGCTTTCGCCTTTTCCTCAGCCTGGCGGGCTTTCTCAGCTGCTTCGCGGCGTGCTTCAGCTTCTAACGCTCTTCGTTCTGCTTCGGCTTGCTTATTCGCTATCAATTGAGTGTGTTCCCGAGAGTTTAATAAGTCTTGCCTGACTTGGTCTAGCGTCCAGCCTTTTGCAATCTGAGACTTGTAATGAGCGATACCGCCCTCGTCTGCGTCGCGTTCTAAGATGTCACGGTAAGCTTGTTTAATTGCTGAGGTTAGTTCAGCGTCTTTCTGTGCGGCTGCGCTCTGGGCAGCTTGAGCTTTGTTAGCTTCCAGCTGCTTACGCTCGTTACTATTCATAAGGTCGCTGCGGATTTGGTCGATAGTCCAACCCCCCGCTGCTTGCTGGCGGTAGTGATTGATACCGCCCTCATCGGCTTCGCGCTCTAGTACTTCGCGGTACACCTGTCTTATTTGGTCGTCTGATACGCTTGGGCGGTTGCCTACATAATTTCTCATGCGATAGAACCGCGGTGCACCCCTACGCCAATTAACATAGAGCGGGTCGATACGCGATGAATAAACAGTGTTACCGGCTATAACACGAGTTGATGAGCCTGGCAAGGCTACATTCTGCTCGAAGACGCGGTCTCCGCTCAATAACACGCCGATGTGTCCGTATCCGCCGCCATCCTGTTGCCAGACGACGATATCGCCTTGAGCGCGTTGGTCAGCGGCTACTTCGTAGGCTAGCCCTTGATTTACTAACGTGTTGCCGAAGTCTTTAGCGTGCCCGCGACCCGCTCCGGGATTTGGCAGTTCGCACATCTCCGCGCCGAACCATTTAGCCAAACTGACACATTGACCAGTTAAGTCGCCATCATTCATCGTGCCGTTAGAACTGCCTGGAAAGAATATTCCTAAGCGTTTTGCTGCGTAATCGTCTGCGTTTGGGTTGGTTGCCATTATTTTTTGCCCTCCTTACTTTGAGCGTCTACATGATTAATGAAGTGATTAGTATAGTATTCTGCTGCGGCGTAGCCCCCTATCGCAAGCGCGCCGGCGATAACAATACTAATCGTACGTGTCTCAAAAGCTACCTTGAACTTCGTCCACATGCTTTGTTCGCGCAACATCTCTTTATTCTCTAACGTAGAGATACGGTGTTCATGGTCTTGGTGAATGCTTTCGATAGCTTTAATGGTTGTATCATATTCATTGCGCGGTACGACTGAGATAGATTTAATAGCGTCTTGAATATCATCGACGGCGGCTTTAATATGTGCAATGTCTGCTTGCATAGCGCCGTTCTTTTCGGCTTGTTCAAGCATGAATTTGTTGATTTGGTCGGTCATTTGGGTTAATCCTTTTTCGGCATTGGGTCGTTAGTAAACCAAAAAGCAGAACCATGACGCTCGTCTATACCTGTTCGACTGCATGCGTTTCTAATTGTGCCGTCCGGCAAGAATCTCATTAGCCCATGACCCGAGAGCGCACGGTTGTTGAGAAGCGAGTAAGCCATATTGACAGACTCGACAGGACGCCACCCCTCAGGAAGCTTTATGCTAAATGAGTTGTCGTCCTTGTCATTGACATTGGTCGTACAGCTCATGCGAACCGTCACTAGGTCTCCTCGGCGAATAAGGTCTATTGAGAACCCATCCGTAAGTGGCAACTTAAGCTTGCGTTCTTCTATGTTGAGATAGTCACTAGAAACTTTGCCGGATGTCACCGCACCCGAACTATCTGTCTGCAAGATTCCAGCTGTGGAGCCGCCGTGGATAGATTTTAACGACACGGCTTTGTCTTTGATCGTTCCATCTGTATTGAATGTTATATCAAGCGCGTCCATCAGTTCATCTACCCACGACGAACTGATGTGCATTACAGCGACAGTTTTTCCGCCCGGCTCGTAGGCTTGGTCGGTACCTTGCATTAGCTCTAGCCCGGTGATTTCTGAATTATTCAACACGCCTTTCCATACGGTATACGATCCTTCCTCTTCCTTACCCTCTGCAGTTTCACGGTATATGCTGAATATTACCGCTGTTCGCGTCTCCCAGTTGTTCGGGTTATCAATCGTCAGCGATGTTGCGCCAACGGGTTTACCTGGGTTAGCAAGCGTTGTCTTTGTACCGCGCTTACCGACGCGCAGCAGTTTGTCGTGTATCTGTGCAGGCATTTATTCTTCTCCTTTCATTTAATCGTCTCCCTGATACAATCCTGGTATGACTTTCCCTGTTATAAACACAGAGTTAAGCGCATACGAGGCTCTGCTATCGGTTGAAAACTCCACCTGTAGCTGCGACAATATCTCTCCAACTTCTTCGTTTGATGGCAATTGACCCTTTGCACGGCTTGTCGACGCTTTGAGCGGATAATCCCACTCCATCGTCGACCACTCTGTGTCGTCCCAGCCTGTTGCAGATATAGCCGGCGTTATTTTTCTTGTCGTAAGGAGGGCGGTTTCCTCGTTATCTTCACCGATTCCATAGATATTGACGCTTATTTCACCAAGAGGACGCAGCAAAAGCCACCGAACCATATCTATAGACGCCATCTGTAGTGCCGAGTCGTCAAATGTTACTCCCGGCAATGATAACCGCGTCCTAAACGGTGTTCCATCGTCATCAAGCGCAGACTTATTAAACTCAAGTATTCGATTCTCACTCACGATGCACCAGTGGGTCGCACCGCTTGAGTCTTCATATTTCCACATAAAATCAGCTGATATCGTCCAGCGCAGTGTCCATGCGCCATTTCGCGAGTAGTCGTATATCCAAATCTCATTGTTTTTATCTGCACCAACTGGCAAACACCAGGCAATACGTCCATCGAGGTCTAATCCTATAGCTCTTGATAGTGCTGATAAGTTCAGTTTGTCGCAGTCCGGCTGAATCGTATCAGTGATGTTATTTGTTACCAAAATATTGATCAGCTGTGCTTTTGAGCCGGTTGTCTTGAATGTTCTTCCTGTCGGGTAATAGAGCGAGTTATTTGCCTCTACGACTGCTAGGGGTGAGTATGTGCCAGATTGACCGTTTGCGCGCAAGATACTTGGATACGTAATGGTGTAATCCCCTACTGCCTGGTCGACAAATGACATGTGGTATAAATCGCCTGTTCCTGCCGAACCATGCGTGAGTATCGTCACGGCGTATTTGCCTTGCCCGTCACGGAATGGTTTTGCGCATACCGGTATACTATCGCCACCATAGTTAATATCCACCCAGCCGCCGCCATCAAACGGCGAAAAGTTACCGGCTTTATCGCCAGCCGCAGAGTACCATAGGCGGTATCTATCTTTCATGTCGCCGACGCCATACATTCCATCGTTTGTTGCACTCAAGAATGTAATAACTGGACCTTCTGTTGAGTTTCCTTCAGGTGCTTTCTTATATGGATTAAGCGCTGCGCGGTTATTGTCGACAAATTTCACTGTCGCCGTGGCAGCTTCGCTTGGCTGCGGGACGTTTCCAAGATACTGTTCTTCACCAGCAACCGTACCGAAGTAAATGTTATAGCTCGTTGCACCTGCTACTTTCGGGAACGTTACAGTGATGTATTGTGTGTTTGGATCCCATGAATTTCGATAGCTCCCTACGGTTATAAGCGCTGCTTCGCTTGCTGCTGTCTCGCCTACCGTGTTGTTCGCGCTTACTCGTATACGGTAGGTTACCGTTGCGCCATCAAGCCCTTTTGCGCTTACTGTAGGTTTGGCGGGCGTTTGGATTGACGTGTAATCAACAAGCTTATTCTCTTTAATGTCGAAGTACGACATTTTATCGCTACCATTACTGATATATACGCGGTTATTCTCTTGCACGAATTGCACTTGACGATGTGGATTGTACGTACCGCCTACATCCGTCCATTGTCCGCCGTCTCGGTTGTATAGAACATGTCCTTTGCCATTGATCACCTGCATCGTAATCACGTAGTGCTCCGGCGCCGTTGACGGTACGACTTTTATAAACGTACTTACACCAATAACTTCCCCGAGCGGCTGCGTGCCATAGCGCGTTGTACCTGGGCGTACTTGCGGTATACCGTCCTGAGTCAGCTCCATGTTCGTCATATCAAGCAGACAGTTCTTACGAGCGCGGATTGCATCGACAAATGACATATACCCGCTGCTCCACTCTTTTAGAGCGATATTAACGGGTGGTTTCGTGCGGCGCTGGCGATTTGTCTTTGTTGTTTTCATTACAACCTCGGCATACGGCTATACGCCCGCTTAAGTTTTCGCCCACCACTAATTTGCGACTTCATGTCGCGTGCTGCCATTTCCTGATATTCGTTGTTGGCTAATTCAAATATACGATCCGCCTCATCGTCTTTCGCGGGGTCGTTTCGCGCAAGCATTGCTGCTGTTTGTAGAGTAAGCCAACGCGGATTGTCGCACGCGACTGTATCGTTCTCTCTCCTCATCTCCTCCGGGTATGCAAGCGTCTCTACAACCGCCGATCCGGTGTAATCTTCCGGATTGATAAGGTGTAGTATTTTCTCGCCCTTTGGACCGGTGATATACGCTCCAGATTTTACGTCATACCTCTGTTTGAAATACACAATAGGTACTTGCTTATTTTGGTATGTGCAGGATATTACTTTGCAGGTTTCTTCCGGCAGGCTTATCTGCCCGTTTACGATAGGTAGTGTAAGCGCTCCGGCATATAGACTTTCCCAGTCATGGTCGGGATCTTCAGCCCAGCGGTCTTGATTGTCATTAGCGAGCGATAAATATACTTCATATTTCGGTTCGCTTGGCTTTGGCGCTTTGCTGGACTGCTTGCCTTTATACGCCAAATGTATTTTTGCAATGAGGGTTCGTACGTTCATTTACGTACTCCCGTGTATAAGTAAAACGCCGCGTGACTCATGAATATTCCTTTCGGAACACTCCCACGTCGGGGCGGCGTTCGTTACTTATATTTTCGCACAACACGAGCGTTTTCGCAAGCCTTATAACCGGCGCAGCTCCAGGTTGCTCTTGCTCTTCTTCGTGTTTCCTCTGCTTGACGACATCTTGCGCATATTTGGCATACGCGCCGTCACGCTACCGGCAGATAGGCTCGTACCTGAGTACTTCTTGATCAACGAGTTTATATCGACCGCACCGGTGTTTTTAATGGTTTTCATAAAGCTGCTAATGTCAGCACTGGTGATTCCATTTCGTCCCCTACCGCCGCGTCCGTTACCGCTACCGGTCTGCGTTACGACTTCCTTGCCATCTCGTTCAATTTTCAGAGCTTTTAGCGCTTTGGCTTCATCTTTCGATAGATAGCCCTCTTTTTGCAATTGCGATATCACTGCGTTGCTCGCGGCAAGATATCCGTTCTTGTAGATACTCTTCTTACGATGGTCGCGCAGAGTATTTAGCAAGGTATCATGGTCTTTCTCCTCAGCAAGCGGGCGATAGAAATTATCCATCTTCACGTCTGTACTGAATGAGGCAAGCGCGCCATACTTTATATCGCCCTCACTGTATCCAGACTCTTTGTAGTAGCGCTTCTTTACCCAGTCCGGCAGTTCTTTCAGTTTATCCTTATTTAAGAACATGTTGATTGCGTTTGTGGCTTTTGATGATGAACTTGCTTTCTTTTTCGAGTCAAGCATTTTATCTAAGGTTTCATCGCCGGTGGATTTCGATTTGGCGTCTTTCTTCGGATCGAAGTCTGTACCCTCCTCTAATCCATAGCCGAGCAGATAGTTCTTATAGGCGCTATCTGATTCGCCTTGCGCCTTAGCGAGCTGCTTATGTAGAGAGCGCTTGATTTCGCCGTCTTTGGTGAGAGCGACGCCATCGGATATCACTGTGTCACCTTTTTTAATAGACTTCTTCAGCGACTTAACGTCTTTCTTACTCAACCCGTCAAGCGATAGCTCGCCTGCCTTGACGCCTTGCACAGTCGACGGTGCACCGGCAGCATTTGTCGGCGTTGCTGCTATCAGCCAGTTGTCCGTACCTTTATCCTTCTGCACTTCCCAGCGCGCGTTAGGACCAAACAGTAAACTCTGCACATCGCCAAGTATATTGCCTCTGTCTATCTCAACGCCAATATCACCATTTGCTTTCTGTGTATGACCGCGCATAAGTGTTGCGATAGCTTGCCCTGTTTTACGTGCCTGGCTACCCATAGGCAGCTCTTTCACAACATTCCACATGGCATTCTCCGCACGTCCGGCTCGTTCATCATCATCGTCCGCGCTCAGCGCTTTGCCAATAGATTCTCCTGTGTTAAGAAGTGATTTTATCGGCGAGGCAAGCGCTACGCCGCCGTCATATCGTCCGAGACTACTATCAGTGCCAAATATCTTTTTACGGTCTTCCTTTGATGGCAATATTACGTTCATGGCACCAGCAATCGTAGGTATACCCGACACCGTTTCAGCTCCGACTCGTTGCAACGCGCGCCCTAAACGAGCTTCAAGTGTTTTTTCGTCGTCATCACGATCGTCATCACCCTGCCCAGCGAAGTCAAATGCCGTTTGTATGAGCACGCCTAGTATATCGGAGCCTGGTTTATTTCCGGTGATTGCTTCATATAAGCTGTACGTCAGGGTTGTCGTAACGAGTGTTTTTATCTGCTGGCGCGGCGTCATCTGATTCCACCGATAGCGGTTTTGCTGCGCTACTTCGCGCGTAAACTGGAGTAATGTCGACCATATCGTCCGATTGTATGCTCTTGGGGTTGATATACTGTCGCGGAATGTTACTGTATCGTTGATGAAACGCTCAGCGTATTTAACAGCTTCATCATGGTTTAATCCATGCTGTTTACCTTGATTGTATTTTGCGGCAAATTCAAAGCGGATCGTGTTAGACTCTATGACGTCCATCAGCGCGCCGCCAACCTCCATTGCTTTGTCGAACTTGCCCTTTTTACTCAGCGTATCTTTAATATATCGCGACACCACTGCATCAGACGCTTCCATGATTTTTGGATCGCGCATTGTTTTGAACGCTTTCATCATTGACTTTGTATCGGTCGTACCAACCAAATCAGTTATGCTTAGGGTCTGTGCCATCGCAGAGTTCACGTTACCGACGATTTTCGATAGTGCTGCCATCTTTTGCGCGCCGCGCAGTGTCTTGCGTCCGAGCTTGCTCATAGCATCTACATTTTCATTCTTCCAGGCACGTTCAAAGGCATCGCTTTTGCCTGCTAGGCGGTTAGCATGCTCCTGTACAAAATTAACGAATTGCCCGAGCCCCTGTGCTGTTTTCGACAGGTCTTGGAGTGTTTCTACGTCATTTGCTGTTTCGACTAGGTCGTTTGATATACTGTCGGCGGCGTTCTTCAGCACGCTCAGGTCTTCGCTGGTTAGCTTATCGGTACCTTTCTTTGCGATATAGTTTAGTTTGCGCCTAAATTGCGTATAACCGTCTAACTCCTTACCGACCGCGCGCTGAAAACCATACAGCTTCTTCATCAGCGTTGTTGCATGCTCTTTGTCAAACCTGCCATTCTGGGCATCTTGCGCTATGTTGTCTACCTGCGTTGCAAGCGATTCCATACCTGCTGGACCGAGCTTTGCGAATTGTTCTTTTGCTTCGCTAAGGGTGCGCGCTGCCATTTCAAGCGACCGGTTCATTGTTACGGCGTCTGTCATGTGAATGTTATGGAGAGCGGTCTTGCTATATTCTCTCACTGGGTCGAACGGATTTTCTGGTTTCACATCTCCGAAACGTGCTTGCGCGAACTGATTAAATCGTTGGTTTGGCTTAAACGAGTCGGTTCGTCCCACTAAATGTGCCGGCAAATCACCGCGTCCGCTTGCAGTCGTGTCTCCCATAGCCGCACTCCGGACACCGTCTATGATAGATCGCGCGACGCCATCGGTTTGCATTTCGCTAATATGGGTTATGTAGTCTTTGCGCTCTAAGATAGGCGGCTGCCCGATTTCGGCGCGCTTTTGGTTTTGGCGCAGCAGCAGGTTCTTATAAAGCGCACGCATGAATGAACGATACTCATCAAGCGCTTCGGCGGCTTTATCACCGTACACCTCTCTAAACGACTCTAGGCGCGATTCATAGCTTGGCGCTTTCTCACCGCGCGGCGGACGGGCTGGTTCAAGCACGTATACTGCTTCGCGCTGAGCTTGCTTTCGTACGCGCTTTGGTAAAGTTTTGAGAAAATTATTCTCAAACTTATTTATTTCATTACCGATAACTTCCTGCTCTTTCAGTGCTTCACGCTGCATTTTACGCGGTAATTCCACCATGATTTTCATCAAGGCTTCTTTCGTCTTGTTTATTCCGCTCTTGAAGTAGTCAATCGAGTTAGATTTAATCTTTCCGCTGCGCAATGCACCGGTGATACGGTCAATCATGCCCTCAGTCGTCCAGGTCACGCCGCTGCCAAACTTCGTCTTTCGTATTGTTTTCCAATCGATATCTTTCTGGCTGAGACTATACTTCTTCCTACCAGCATAAAGAGTTACATCACCCTTAGGGCTAATTTCTACATAATTGCCGAGGATCTGCCCAGTACGTCCGTCTACAACCCTACCGGCATCGATATAGTGGACATCAGGATCATACTCAACAAGCTTCTCTGCTGGTATACCTTCCTTTTTATCGCCCGTTGTCATCATATTATCGAATTCAGATACGAGCTGCGCATTCGTGCCGCGGTCATTCTCGCGCCAAATATATTGCGCACCGATGCCTTCCTCATGAGCACGCTTCGCTTCTTCGTTAAGTGTCGCATCATCAGCAAGGTCATCAATGAATTTGCTGTGGACAGACTTGATTTTTACATCGCCAGTCGTATGCCATGCTCCATCTTTCGTACGATATTCATAGAATGAACCCCACGTACCGTCATCATTCTTATATATCATCTGGCGGTAGTTCTCGTTTCGCAGTTCAGGGTTGCTTACATCAGCAGGAATAGCGTGCTCTACACCAGGCTTCAAGTTTTTTTGCAGAGCTTTGTCCGGTACAAGCTCGCTAATCGGGCGCATCTTGCCGTTTGCGTCCATTACGGTTGGCACTTCGTTTGAATGGCGGAATGCGCGGTCTCCGGTGATATCAAGCTTCTGCTCGGCGGCAATACGCTCCATTGCCTTTGTTACATCAGACTCTTTCAGTCCCGTCGCGCGAGAGACATTCTCACGCACATCTTTCAGTAGGTGGCGTGAGCCCTCTTCGTAGGCACGGCGAATAAGCTCATCTGCTTGGCGTATACGTTCATTGTGCTGCCGCTGCTTATCAAGCTTCTGCTGTTCAGCCTCAGCCGCAGCCTGGTTATCGCGTGCACTAGCCTCAGGTTCTTGTTGCTCTTGCTGTTGTTTACTTAGCTCCCTGCCAGTCTGCTTCATCTCCTGGATTGTATTGTTGTTTTTGACTTCCCATGCTTCCTGGCGGCGTTCTAGTTCTTCGTCCCCTACTTCGTTTGAGGCGTGGTCGTATACGTCGTTTTGCGCTACTGCTATTGCCTGCTGGCGGATGTTCTCATTAGCGTATAACCCACGGATTTGCTCTTCCATTGCTCGTATCTGCTTATGCAGTTCGATCGGCTTCATGATAATGTCCGTGAACTCTTCTACCCTGCCATCGTAGCCGGCTTCTGCTGCGAGGATATCAAGTGGGAGGGCGTCTTTGCGGACGTATGCGAGCGGTACGATTTCGCGCCAAGTCTTGCCATAGAGGTGTTCGGCATCTTGCGGGCGTATCTTTACGTTATGGTAGTTCTCTAATATACCATCAAGCACTTCCTTGGTGGTGTTGTATATTTCAAAGAGCTCAGGGTCTGACTGATACGCAACGGTTTCCAGTGCGGCGTTATAGTCTGCTTTCGTAGCAGATAATCCATACGGAGCAAGGTCGGCATTGACGCTATCTAACTCTGCACGTGAGACACGCGGGGTTTTGAGGCGGTAGCGGGAGTCTGTATCTGTGTTGCGGTTGACATTTTGAGGGAAGTTTGATATACTACGGTTAGACAGCTCCCCGCGAAATGGTCTATTCAGACCGTTTTGGGAGCTTTCTTTTATGCCATTGATTGTATACAACAGCTTGCCGTTCTTGCCGGTACCTATGTTAATACGTACATCGTAGTATGAGTCGCCAACTTTTACAGTTGCAGTCCTATATTCAAAGCCTTGTTTGGCAAATGAATGAGCTTTCTTGTCTCGTGCACTGCCAATTCGCTTTGATACTTTCAATATATCAGGTAAATCTCCAACGAGCTGACCTCGCATCGCTAAGTCGCGATCAGGGTCGACAAATTTACGAGTTGTCCTGCTATTGACACGAGCTTCCCCATCCACCCCATAGTTAAGGTCGTATGATTTGCCCTGCAAGTTGTCTTGTAGATACTTACGGATGACTTTGGCGTGCTGACTCTTCGGAACGCCATTAAGAATGTTGTTGTCGATTTCCACTACCCCAGTATCCGGATCTATCCGGTATGCTTTAGACTCCTGGCGCATGAGTCCTCGTATCTCCTCATTCACCTGTGCGATTTGCTGGCTGATGGCTCGGCGGGTTTGTGGGTCGAGCGTATTGTCCCAGGCATGCTGGAGGTTGGTGCGATGGTCTTGTAGTTGGAGCTGTTCGGGGGTAGCACCGTCTCGGATAGACTTATCAATGACCTGTTCATCGGCGTACTTGCCGCTGTAGAGGTCATTGTAGAATTGTTGATATTCCGGTGTGATAGTACCCTGGTGAGTTGCTTGGGCGACGATATGCTGTATACGGCGTAGTACCTTTTCAAAGACTGCTTTGATTTGGTCGGTGATACGCGGCTTAGCGAACTTTTCGTTGTTGCGTGCGGCGACGTATTGAATGAAGTCCTCTGCGACGAGCTCTTCAACTTGCGTTTCTGTCATGGAAGGATCTACCCGGTTGTCTGCAGCGTAGCTCATCATGATATCGGTACGCTCTTGGCTTGTCATGAAGTCGTTGAGGGCTTTATGGACCGCTTCGTGGAAATACGTAGCTTCTACGTTGCCTTGATCGCGGGCAATACGGATTTTACTTGGACCGTTCGGGGTATCGATTGTTTCGCCCATTGCTGGTTCGCCGGTACTGGTACGGAGGTTATCGGCAAACTCTACGTTTGGCGCATCCATACCAAAGAGTTGGTTATTTGCGCGCTGTACGGCAAGCATATCGGCACGACTTGCAGTACCGGGGGCTGTACCAGCGCGGTATGCGGCTTCAAGGGCAGGAGTCATACGCAGGTCTTGGCTGCCGGTATCTAGGCTAGTTGGCTGGATTGATTGCGCTACTGGAGCATCTTGAGCAAACTGCGCCTGCTGGTTGTAGACGGGGCTTACGTTATTCTGATAGCCTTGGGTTGTGTTCTGTACGCCGGCTTGGACTGGTTGTGCTTGGGGCTGTTCGACGCCTTGTATGCTTTGTGGAGCAGATTGCGCAGTGGCTTGGTTTTGGTTGATTGTAGCAGGGGTATTCTCTGTGGTATTTGTTGTTAAGCCATACTTTGCTGGAATACTGCTGTTTAGAGCGGTTTCCACTTTCTCAGCCACGCTTAAGAACTTCGTACGCGGTGTCACGACGCCATTTTCTATAGCCGCGCGCGTCTCATAGCGGTTGCGTGGTTCAATAGATGTTACGTCCGGCAGATCCGGGTCGCGTTCGGTTACGCGCGATTCTACGCGTTCTGGGGCGGTATTGCGCGCGGTATCAGGGTTTATACTTGCCGCCTGTCCTACTGCTTGGTCTTGATTGAGCGCTGGGTTAGCTGCGGTATTAGCGAGTGTTTGGTCTTGGTTGGTGTTTGGGTTAAGAGCTTGGTTTACATTACCGCTGTTCCTATTCTGCGCATGCTGGTTGATTACATTTGACATGGCGCTTCTTCCATGCTGGATACCTTTACCAGCGCCATGCATCATACCGCCGCCGAGTGCACCGAGCGCACCGGCTTCAAGATAATTTTTGAAATCAGTATTACGTTTGCCATCATCAGCCATGTCGTCTGCATACGCCTGGACAAACTCTTCAAGCCCCTCTTCGCCGGCTTTCTTTAAGCCTTCTTTGGCTGCGTTGGCTGCGATGGTTTTGAGACCTTGCTTACCGACTTGTGTGGCAGCTCCTTTAGCACCGAGCCCGATAGCTTTCAATAACGTGCCTGAACCACCTAATGGCAGTCCTCCGATATTAACGCCCGCGTTAAGCAGCTCGCCGCCTTTTTGCGTGTCGCTAAGCGTGCTTACCGTCCCATCATCATTGACTCTTTTACCGGATGTTGCACGCGAGATTTGTAGTGGCGTATCGAGAAAACTTTGAGCAATACCGCTCGGCAGCTTTGCAGCAAATCGCCCGTAGTCTCCGAGGTCATTCCACTGAAAGCCCTCCTCCTTATCACTGCTGTCTACCCACTTGTTATAACTGTCTAAAGCATCAGAGACTGGTTTTTGGACTTTCTTATAAAGGCGCTGAAAGTTTTGCTGGTTCTCACTACCGAATAAGCCCTTTTCGTGGAATGGGTTGAGGTATGGGTCGAGCGCGCTGGTTGTCTTTTCACCAGGCATGGTTCTCTTCAAATAATCCTGCGACACCTTATCGCCCTGATTTGCCATGTCGGTGACCATGAGGGTTTTATCTGCGCCTGTGCCCTTTACATAGTCGTCGACGTTGATTTTCTGGTCGCCGTTATAGAAATCAAATCCTTTGTCTGCACGCTGAACTTTGCGGTAGCCGATGTTTGCTGGTTGGTTTTGGGGTTGTTGTGTTGGCTGTGTAGCTGGTAATACACTTTTATTCGTATCAGCAGCATTCATTGATACGTTAGAGGTTTGCAGTTTTGGCGTCTCAGGCTGTTGCTGCGGCTTTGGGACTGCACTCCACGCGCCTGCGCCAGTGTTGGTCGGAGTGGGCGATAGGTTGATTTGCGGGGTTTGGTTTTGTTGGTTAGAGACAGGTGCCGGTTTTTTCTCTTCTTCTTTTTTCTTGCCGAATAGATTGTTGAAGATATTGCCAATCCAATCAAACATATCGTCCGCTCCTTTCCTTGTTGCCTGGTGCTAGACCAGTTGTTTCTTACGTTTGTCTTCTTCTTTCATGCGCGCCAAATAATCGCCGCTCGTGTCGGTGTCGTAACCGGTGCCGTTTGGATCATCCACGGTGATACCGTTTAGGTCGTTCGCGTAGTTTGTGAGCTTCGGGTCGCTTACTTTCACGTCGCGTACATTCACTGGATTGCGGTAGTTATCTAGCAAGCTTGCTAGGGCGCGGTCTATAGCGTCTTTTTGGGCGATATCGCCAGCCATAGCGCCTTGTACTTGCCGCCAGCCGCCGCCGGCCGTCTGAGCACGTTTACCGAGCAATTCTGCGCGGCTTGAGTGGTATGCCGACTCCTTGCTCTTGATATCGTTGTCTAGGGCAGCTTCCTTATTACGCTTCTGCTCCTGCAGGTCTTGCACGTTGTTGTTGTAGCTTTCCTTAGTCTCGTCTTCAGCAGTCTTCAGGTCGCGCATATTGGTACTGTAGGTGTCGGCTACTTTACCGCGGGATTTGCTTGCGTCTTGAGCTACGGCGTATGGTACAACGTTTGCACTTGCGCTTGAGCGTCCTGCGCCGGCGCGCCCAAGCAGGTTCTGTAAGGCGCGGTATTTATTTGCACTGTTGATATCAATATCTTCGGTGCTGTGCTGGAAGTCTCTTGTTGTGTCTGAACGTTTGGTAGCATAACGGCTTAGGGCGCGTGATTGCTGCTGGTTGAGCCTATCCATGCCCTTGTTGTATGCATCGTTGATTTGGTTTTGAGCTGCATTACGGGTTGCACCCAGGTTGTTCAGTGAATTATCGATAGCGCCAATTTGCTGGTCTATCATGCCGAGGGTGATGTCACGGTCTCTGTTGGATTGGTAGTCACCTCCTCCGCCGCGGTAGACAGTGCCACCTGTGTTTCCTTGAGGTTGATTATTTCCGCCTTTATGTTGATTGCTATCGCCTACAGTTCTACTTCCTACACCCTCAGTAATCGCATTCTGCCATGCTCCTCTACGTTGGTCGTCTGCAATACCGCCGCCAGAATACACAACCCTACCGGTATTGGCTGTCTTGCCTCCACCTACCAGTTCTGATATTCCCCAGTCGGGTAAATTAGCTTTAGTTCCCAACCAGTCAATAAATTGTCCTGCCCAGTTTGCCATAATAAAAATCCTCCCTTTGGATTACAGAGAGGATGTAGTGAGTTAGATAAAGTGATTAGTTTAGCTGGCAGAAGTGCTGCACGGAGTAGTACCCGTCTTGTCCGTTTAGACGTCCCTCGGCTACATAGATACCGACAAGCTTATACTTACTATCAATGGTAGCATTGTGATGGGCTTCAGAGCCTTTTGTGCTGTTGTACGAATCGCGTGACGTTGCTCCATATTTGGGATACCACTGAAGATTTTCACCTGCATATGAGCATAGCTGATTAGTGTTCCTAAACACTAGAGTATATCCATCTACTCCAGTCGCTGGACTTATATGCTCAAGGTATTGATTCTTCACCATATCCTCCGCCTTTTCCCTAGCACTTGCTACGAGTCGCTCGTCTACGGCAAGAGGCGACACACCTTTACTTTGCCGTTCCTGGTTCACGAGCTCTAGGATTTCGGTAGCGTCTGGTGGACCTTCGTCGTACTTATCGCGAGGCGTATGCGTTGCACTGTTACTAGCATTAGCCGCGTCCGTTCTCAGGTGCGCTTGATCAAACATAGCTGAAACACCGACGATGGCTGCAAGTACGAGTATGCCAAACCCTAATACGCAGAGTAAGTGACCAGCTGCACGCAACCGCTTACCAGCTTTTGCAGTGAATATCTCCACGATTGCCGATATACCAGATGCCAAAGCAAATACGAATGCAAAGATGAAATACACGCCTTGCATGTTTGCATCTGGCTCTTTACCCTGGGAATACGCCATTACAGCAGCTGTCGTCGCAGCAAGCATACTGAGGGCGTACAATACAGCAAAGATACTAGACAATCGCTTGCGTAGGAGCTTTCTCAGGAGAGTTGGTGGTTGATCGTCTTCGATGTTGGCAACACCATTTCGTTGATATCCACGAAATGGTTGAGTTGGTGGTTGATCATCTTCGATGTCGGCAACCTGAACGTCGTCATTATTGTCTGTCTCCTCATAGAACGGTTCATAATGTTTCAAGGCTGCCGCCGCTTTGATGTATCGAACCATGCACAGTATGCCGATGATGCCTGGCGTAAGCATGACCGAACCTAGTATACCAACAATCACAGACAGCTTAACCATCTTCTTGCTACCGAGATTACGCACACCAACCGATGGTAGATATACAACCAAGAATAGCAAGAGTGCTATAAATAGTGTGAGCGCCGTTGTATCAGCAGGGTTAGCCCCACTGGATTGTGCCTCACAAACTTTAATTCCGAGAGCAACTAGCGCAAGTACAAAGAGAGTTACGCCCAAACGTCCTGCCGCTACTATCTTTCTTGCCGCATCTTGTTGTTTCTGGTTAGAATAACGCTCGTCAATTTGCGAATATGTGATTACAGCCATTCCGCTACTCCTCCATGATGCGAGCATGTCCCACGTCCGGTTGAGTACGAACGCCAACCGTCGCGACAAATTGCTCCGCCTCGTTCGTCCTGCTCGTAGGTGTTTTGCACCTGCGGGAGCTGCTGAACGGTTGGCTGCGGAGCAGGCTTAGCGGTATAGGTTATCTCCTCCAGCACCGGCTCGCGTAAAGTCGTGAACTGAGGGTCGTAGCCTTTCTTGCTTGCACGGCAAATCCTCTTTTCACCATTGACACCTTGCCTCGTAACGGCTTCAGTGTACCCGTACGGAGATTGTTTTGCCTCTTCGTTTTTATAAACGTTACCATACGCGATCACTTCGTTAAAGCAATCGGTATACGTCACCGGCTTCAATCCTTCAATGATACTGCCGCCAACGAACCAAGCGCATACTATAGCAAGTATGCCAACTACCACCTTATTTTTCATGCTTATATGCTAGCATAATAGAGGTGATTTGTCAATCAAAAGCACATTCATGATGTATTCGTAGGTTTTACCCCACTCACTACATCCTCTCTACTTGTTAATGATTAGTTTTCGGAGTACTTGCTTCCTCCCACGTCGGGGCGGGAAATAGTTGCTACGAGCATCAGGTAGCCATTGGTTACTACACACTCCCGCGTCGGGGCGGCGAGTAGTGCGCAACTCCCACGTCGGGGCGGCTGCTCATAGCATAATGCTAATACTAGCGTAGCATGATAGGGCGGGTTTGGCAATGTTACTTCTTTAGCGCTTCGATGAGGGCATTACTGCCAAGAGCAATGATTGCACCTAATATTGCAGAACCTATCGTAATCATAATATTATTGCGCTTTCTAGCTTCATTTGAGCTCACAACCTCGTCAATCGCTTTTTTCGTATCAGTATCATTCTTAATTCCATCAACGGATATTTTCTTCACTAAATCATTTACTGGCTTATAATCTCGAAGTACGCGTTCTACGTTCGGACCGAGCACATCGGTACGCATTGTATCATCAACGACCGCTTTGGTCGCACGTGTATACTCATCATTTTCATCGTTATCATTATTTAATGGCATCCGGTTTCTTCTTCAACTTATCCGCTGGCAACAATTTCATAACAGACCCATCTTCTTTTGTAATACTAACACTTCCCCCCTTAGCATTACTCAAAACTCCAATAGCGAAAGTGATAACGTCATCACTATCCTGCAAATCATACTCTTCCTTTATACGATTAAGCGCAACTAGGTCACCATTGTTTATGGTGTACGTTGCTTCACCGTCTTTTTCGCTCGTCTTCTTTACAGGCATATCCTACCTGTAATTATATATCATTGTGCAACACAAAACTAGGGTGTATTGAACAAATCATACACTCACAAGCGTGGCGTAGGCTACAACGATTGCTGCCTTGATGGCAATAGAACTTTTGAGATCTACGCCACACTTGTCGATATACGATTGAGAGCCTGCTGGGGGTGCAGCCTCTACAACAAATCATCCGACGTTGTTAACGTGGCAGATTGATATCCTGCGGTCGGTGTCCAGGCTCCTTGTTGTTGCCGTTGTCGCGGAATAAATTTTGCTCGCACTCCGTGTTTGCGTCGTCGATTCGTTTCAAGTCCTCAGCGACATCTTTTTCCACGGTAATGTACACATCTCTTTTTTCACCCGACTCTTCGTCAATTTCTACGCCGCCGCGATACGCTTTGCCGTTGACGCAGACCGTATGTGCTAGATGGATTCGTACTGTGTCGTCAGTCGGTTCCGGCGCAGGTGCTTCCGGTACGACGTCCGTATCAATTTCACTGTCTTCAGGTACAGGCGTGCCCTCCGCTAAGCTGTCTAGCTTTGCGAGTACCGCTTCATCAATAGTGTCTAGCGATACAAGCGCACCGTCTTTACGGTATTGAACTTGCCCGTTCGCAGCCGTCTTTTTTGTAAATACTGCCATAAGTATCCTTTGCTATTACGTTGATATGGTGGGGCGCAAGGACTTTCCCCGCGCCCCGAGAGCTGGCTAGTAAGCCGAACCGCTCTCGATACGCGCCATCCAGTTGTTGTTCAGGATGCACGCCTTTGCCGCTGCTTTCCAGCCGAGCGTCATGATTTGCTCAAGCGGGTCAGACACGCCGCCAGGACCTTGCTTGTAGGTTTTCAGCTTCTGCAGGTCGGTATTCGCATATGCATCCATGCCAAAGAGAAGGCTCGTGTGAATGTCCACTTTCCCTGTGTTTTTTACGGTCGGGATCATGTTGCTGCGGATTACCGTAACGCCCGAGAACCGAGCAATCGTACCGGTGTACAGTTCGTTTGCTTTATCTCTGTTCGCTTGATGGATTGCCGCCTGCTTGAAGTCTTCGTCCTTCATGAGATCCTGCTCAACCATCGGGTCGACAACGAGAACGAAGTTACCGTCACCGGCTTTCATCTCGATCTCTTTTGTCGACTCTTTGCGCGTTGCGACTTCGGTAAACTCGCGTGCACCCGATTGGCGCAAACGAGCGACCTCAGCGCGTACGTCATCCCATTTCAGGATGTCAGTCTTTGCCAAGCCGTCGCGCGTAGTCTTGTTGTTCGCATAGCGTACTGCCGTACCTTTGCTAACGACATTATAGATTGCGCGGTCTAAGCTACGCGCCGCCTGCGTGCCGAGAATCTGATATTTCTCCTGCATTGAGCGGTGCTTCGGCGTTAAGCCTGCCAAGTCGGTGATGGTGATGTAATCACCGTACTGGTCGATCGTCGCGTTGATGGCCGACGTTGCAAGCTTGCTACCTGCCGGAGCGACACCTTCCGTTAGTGGATCGGTCACAATATCAAGTTCGGCATATTGCGTAAACCGAATACCTTTGCCGTTACCAGCCGGAATGTTTTCTAGGTGACCGAACTGGTTTAACACTGTTTGATATTTGGCGCGTTTGAGCGTCTGCGCCGACATGTATTCCTGAATGTCAGCGGCAAGTTCTGCTGTAGTTGTCTTTACACCCATGGTTTCCTCCTATTGGGATTACAAGCGCCTATACGTCCGTAAGCGGTACATCACCGATACGCGCTTCCAAATCACTCATACGGTCTGCTGAACCGGTTGAGCGGACTGCACTGCCAGCACCGCTGCTGTTAGCACGGTTACGCTGTGCGCTTCGCTGTCCGTACGATCGTTCAGCTTTGATCATCGCTTCGTATTGTGGCGCTTTGGTTTGTAAATATTCGAGTGGTGAGGGCGCTCCCTCGTGTGTGCCTACAATCTGCGGATTACCGTTTGCATCTTCGGCAACGATGGCATAGCGGTGTGCCCATTCTGAGAGTGCCTCTTCGTGGAGAAATTGATTGTAGTGCGGGTCAGACGGGTTAAATAGCGGTATGCTTGATTCAGCCTGCATGACCGATAGCCGAGTCTGTTCGCGCGTTTGCTTTACCTGCATGAGGGCTTGCTCAGCTTGGCGCGCTCGCTCGTTTCGCCGCAATTCCCGTAGCTGGTCGGCTACGGCTGGATCCATGTCTTCAAAGTCTTGCTCGTCAGGCTCGACGTTTATGAATTCATTGATCGCCTGGTTGCTTAATTCCTCAAGCAGTTGAGAGTCGGCTTGTGCTGCCTGCTGCTTCGCGGCAATGCGGCGTTGTGCGAAGTAGTTGTTCCTCTCCGATTCAGACATGTTGTCAGGATTATCCGATGTACCTTTCGCGTCATCTTCCGACTCTATGCCTGTTTGCTGTTCCACGGAGTCTGTGCTCCGGCCGTCATCATCATGTTGACTCTCTTGGCTATCGTTATCGTTGTCAGAGGTAGTGCCGAGTCCACCATCCGGTTTCGATAAGTCGTAGCTGTCAAGCACATCAACTGATGAGCTGTTGTCTACAGTTGTTTCAGTAGTCTGAGCTGCTGAATCTTCCATAGGACCACTCCTTTCGTTAGTTACTTCACGTTTATACGGGCGGTGCCCGAGGGTCGGAGGAATCCCCGATCGACAATCGACAAGTGGTAGTTGGTAAGATCGATTGCCGGTCGCGGACGCCTACGGCTGCGGGGTTGGTTCTATCGGGACGATATCGTAGTCATCTCCTTTCTTCACAAGCATTTTTCCATTCGGGATTGCCTTTACGTGCCCATGGCGGTTCTGGCAACTCGTGCACACCAGGTCGTTACCGCGCTGTTCCCACTCGTGGTGCTCCGGTGGATCTGGATGTTCCATAGTCAGTTCCTCCGACTGGTTGAGCTTCAGCGCCTCAAACTCTTTATTGTTCGTCATGGGTTACTCGCTTTCTTCGCGCTCTCTAATAGCAGTATTACTTTCCGCAATCGATCTGCTACGATTTCGCTTGCGCGCATTTCTACGGCATAATCTGAGTCGGTCGGGTGGGGGTTACTGCTTCTCAGACGGCTTAGGATTGCGGTATTTGAGTCATTCTTCTTTAGCTCGATCTCCAGGATTTCAATCAGCTTGTCGGCCGCCGGTGCAAGCAGCATGTGTACGTTCTTTATTTCGTCGCGGCGCTCATCCGCCTTGGTCGGTTTTTTATCCGGCTTCTTCTTTGGCGGGCGGTTCACGCCCAAAAATATCGCTTCGTTACTAGCCATTTGTTGCTCCTATTCGCGCCAAAAACTCTCTAACCGCCTCATCGCTCCATCCACGCGATTTTAGCTCTGCGGCGACCTGTTCATCATCCGAGGGGCTTTCCGTCGATTGTGCGCCATTCTGAGCGGTCATTTCTGTCTTGGCGGCTTCTTGCTGCGTTTTCATTTGCTGCGGCGCAAGTTTTTCCTGCTCCTGCTGTACCTTTACCTGGTCAAGCGCACTCTGTGTCTGCATAGCCTGTAGCTGTTCTTGATTATTGATTGTCTGTTGTTCTTCCTGAGATAGCGGTGTGATGATTTTATCGACATTATCAAGCCCAGATTTCTCAAATAATCCGGATATCAATTCGCCCCAGTGAATCTCTTTGCCGTCCTGGCGCAATTTGTTCTCAATATCAGGGATTGACGCGGCGGCGTTCATCGCCTCTACAATTCGCTGTTTGGTTGCGTCATCATCTTCAAACTTCGACGAGCCCGGGTCGACTTCGAACCGGTATTTCGCTTTCTTCAGTTCTTCAAACTCTGCTAATATCTCTGCCTTACCTTCCGGTACGTCATAGCCAGCAGCACGTAGTTTATCGCCTTGCTCCTCAGTGATATTGATAGCGTCCGAACCGTCACTGTTCTGTATTGCGATATTGATCATCAACTTCGCAAGCGTTGCCATCATGTCGTCTGCTGCTTGGCGCTGTGCATTGTCGCGTGCGCTTCGGCGTTCAGCCTGCTGTCGTATACTTGCCGGCACCTTCGAGTACTGCGTGTTGCCGCTGTCTGCTGCAGATACCGAGCCATCGTTTGTACCGATGAGATTCATAATGTCAGTCTTGTACGAGCCGATTAGGGTTGGGAATGCTTGGAGGATTGTCTTATCGGGAGTAAACCAGTCTATTTGGGCGTTACCGGTAAACATGAGATTACCTGGACTAACGACGAGCGAGTCAAGGTCGAGGTTTGGATCGTTTTGCGTATCGCCGGCTACTTGCACTGCCGGGTCGAGCGCCTGCTGAATTCCATACGCGTTTGCGGCTTTCATGAAATCAAGCATGTTCTGCCCGGGACCGATCTTCTCATAGCGGCTTACACCATACGGGTTAACCATGTTGATTTTGCGATACTTGAAAAATATCGGTAAGTCGCCAGCAATATCGGTATTAGTTTGCCTGCGAACAATCTTATCGTTCGAGCTATCAGGATATATCGTGTACCATGGCGCATTGTATCCGCGCTGAAAGCATGTGTAGAACGTTACCGTTTTACCCATATCTACTTGAGCTTTTAAGTCGCGCGGCAAATCATCGGTGCGCGCCGAAAATACATCGCTATCCACGATGCCTTGCAATATCTTGAGATTCCAGCCAGCGTGACCTTTCACGCCTTTTACTTGTTCAATAATTCCACGCAGTGCTAGCTTCGTATAGTGGCGTGCCAACCAAATATAACTACAGCTTCTATCGGTAGGCTTTCCTGGTTCAAGCTTCACATCACGGATGTATGGCAATACAAAGTCGGAGCCGGTGTAATCCTCATTGCTGATCGGAAATACAAAGAGCGGTTGCGAGCCGTATAAGCCGGACTTCTCATCGGCAAGCTTTACTTTTTCAAAGAATTTAGCGTCAGTGTTCGCATTCGGGATTATTTTATTTACCCAGTAGGTGTCGACAATCGCCGTCTTCCACTCAGCAAAGTCTGCGCCATCAAGCGGTGATGATACGACGCGTCCGGTCTGCAGTTGACCCCATACGCGCATTACCTCTTCTTCGCCTAAACCGCTTGCAGTACCGTCAGTGACTTTTGGATAGTGCTCAGGGAGTTCGGGGCTTGGCTGGTTGCCATCGAGCCGTTCGTACTCGTCGAATGGTTCAAACCACGTATCAGACCACTTCTTTGAGGCTTCGAGTGAGTCCGATAATTCATCTTCAAGCAAAAACGCCGACACTGGTAGAAATATTCCTTTCGGAACACTCCCACGTCGGGGCGGCGTTCGTATACCGGTAGTATACTACATTCTCATCGCTATAGCAACACTTATGTTTATGCATTCGTGTGCTGTTTCATGATGGTGTACGTGATATGGACACGCTTCACTTCTTTCGTAATGTTATCGATATCATAGTGGACATCGATAGCATCTTCAGCTACACCTGCTCTGATTAAATCCATCACCTTTTTAACGGCAATTTCCTGCGCATGCAGCGAGTCAAGCGCATCCAGCGATTCAGTCTGTGTCACCTTCACCGACCGCAGCTTATTGTCGTAGTACGATTCTGTGATGATTCGCTTACCAAACTCTACTGGCGCTTCTGTACTACTCATGGTTTTACCTCCTTGTCATCATGTTTAATCGTTTTTGAGGGCGGCGTGTCGGGGCTCTATTCGTTAGAGCACGGGGGTCTGTCAGGGCTAGGGTAGAGAATGCGTCAGTAGCATGGCTTGACCAATCGTGCACCGGTTCATTCTCGTAGCGCATCATCTTCTCATTCCATGTTTTGTGATACGACTTCAGCGCTTTGATGCCTCGGTCGCATTTCGTTTTATCGAAGTAGCAGCGCGGCAGGATTGTGCGGATTGCGCTGATTGCCTCCTCTTTCTTATTTGGCTTCGGTACAGTCTTGAAGTTAATGCCAAGCTTCATCGCTGTTTCCTTTCGGCTCATACCGCTTGATAACTCGCGCACCTCAATATCGTGCGGTGCGTAATGCTCGCCGTATACGTAGCCTCGTTTATCTAGTTCAGCAAAATAGAATGGCAATCCCTCACCTGAATTCTCGTAATAATCGATTACTCGTATCTCATTCGCATAGAGCTGGACAAACCATATAGACATGCTATCGTCGATTCCTAAATCCCAGTATGTGTTAACGCGTAGCAATGGATCATATGGTACGTCGCGTATTCGATTCTCATTCTCAGCACGACGCATACCGCCGCCAAAGTATGCGCCAGATACTGGCGCTTCAAATGAACAGTAGTACTCCTGGTCGACGAAAGCGTTTGCTTCCTCTTCAGATTGACCGCGCGCTAAAAATCGTTCGATTGTCCGCTTACGGATTTTAACCATCTGTTCAGGTGTGAAGACATTCGTATCGTCTACTGTCAGCACTGAGACGTATACGCCTGGGTCGTTCTTCCAGTTTTCAAGCATATACTTCAGCCAACTATCGCCATTCGCCGTACCATTGACAATAACTATACCGCCGTTCGCTTGAACGATCGGCTCGATGATATCGATGATTCGCGGGTCATGCATTTGGATTTCAGACAGTACAAATAGCTTACTGTTACCTCCACGAGCACGTCCGGGCTTAAAAAACGACATCACACGGAGTGATGTGCCGTTTATGAAATTTACTCGCTTCAGACTATCGTTAAGTCCATTGTCACGCCTATGCTTCCGCTCGCGTAAAGCCATCGGTATGAAATCAGTGAATGCTAAGCCATTGTTGGTCACCGATTCCCATAGGTTGTCGCGCGCCATATCGCCAGTTGGAAAACCATATTTAATCGTCTCGACGTTCTCTGCGCCATGCTCAATCGCCGCGTTCCAACTCGTTAAGTCCTTGCCGCCGCGGCGATGCCATATTAGTACAAATAGCCAATATTTTTTACCCTTATGCTTCCCTTCGCCGTGTAACGCATCCCAAAAATCCTTCTGATAGTCGCGCGCACGGTAGATGTGCGGCAGTTTAATTATCGTCATCCGTCTCCTCGTCTGCATGGTGGCGCGTTTCGATAACCAATTTCGACTCGCCGCTATTCTCTTGCTCGACTTTATTTTTCCAGCCAAAATTATTAGACAATGAAAATATCGTGCCAGCAACCGAACCTTTACTCGAATACAGCCGTTCTTCGGCAAACGACTCAATTTTCAGCTTTGCCGCTTTTATAGTGTCAGAAAACTCGTCGCGCTCTTCGTAATCAAGTAGTGTTTGTCTGGTAGTTCCCAAAAAAAGAGCTAGCCCCGTTATCGTGTACGGACGCTGCTCAGACACACGCTTTTTCTTCACAACAATTGGCTCAGCGTCCATGTCTTCAACCATGCGCCCTTTTTCATTCTCAACCAGCGGCTGCTGCAAAACTTTCACTGTCTCAATGTGCGGGTCGCAATACTTAAAATACGCCTTAATCTTGCGTTCAAGCTCTTTAACCGTCGCAAATTTCAGAGGTCGTCCGCCTGCATGTTTTCCATTTTGCTCAGCCAAAAGAAAATACCCCCTAGTATCATTAAAAATACCAGCTGGGGGTGCTGTATTTTTCATAATACACAAAAACGAGCATCCTGTCTATATTTCGGACCGCGTTTTCAAAAATCTGTTAGTTTGGATACTAGCGAGAAAAATAACCACTCTCGGGTGGTTATTTTTACTACCGCTCAACCACCAACTCAATACACCGCTTCTTATGGCACTTCATGCAAGCGGCTACGATGAAATAAGCACGCTCACCTTTATAGCCCATGCTTTGCTTAATTTGTTCAGCGGTTCGCTCCGGCTTAATAGTCTGCTTAAATCTCTGCCAGTCATGCTCACAGGTGTCGTTGTATTTAATGCAACGCTGTTGTTTACGAGCTCTAGCTTCGGCAATTTTTTTTGTAGCCTGTCTTATTGCGGAGAGGTTCATTTATAAACTCGTCAATTATCGCTTTAATTCTAGACTGCGTCTTGTCTATTTCATCTGGCACTAAACCAGATAAATCTACGATTAGCCCGCTTATGGCACTTGTTGCACTGGATGGATGGTTTTAATTCATTCTTCGCCATTTCTCTTATTCAACTCCTTAGTAATATTGCGAATAAATCGTCCTACATGTATTCTGGCACATGTTTCGGCGTTACTCTTACTCATCTTAGTTTTCTTCCGTAGCACCTTTTGCATATCGAAAAAGAGAGGAGCAATAACGTCGGCAAAGTATTGTCCGATAGCCGCCTCTACTGCGTGCTGGTCGATTACCATTTGACAGTAACTCTTATCATCGAAGTTGCTCAGTAATAGGTCTACATATTCAGCAGATTCCATACTTGAACGTTTTGCTATCGAGATACCTTCTTCTGACAGTTTATTTATTTCGTCTAACCATTTTTGGTCTTGGTCGGATATTTTAGTACTCATATTTAACCTCTATTAATGAAACACTTTTATGTCGCCTTTGGCGTCGTAACAATAGCGATGATCCTTAATCATCACGACGCCACCCTCTCTCTAGCGCCCCCTGCTCTTCAAACAAACCCTGGAGTTCACGGCTGTAACAGATTAGTCTGTCTTCCAAAGCATTTCGATCGTGAAAATATCTTACATCCCAACCGTCGAGAATATCGTTTAGTTCTGACCTAACAGCTTCCAACCGTTCCTGGCGAATTAAATAGTCTATCAGTACACAATACCGTTCCACCTGGTCTCGGTTAATCCTAATAGATCCTGATGGTAGCGTATAATCCACGTGGTCGTTTGCAGATGGGTGTGTTATTCGAGGGTCTCCATCAACGATAATGGCTTCTTTCAATAGTCTGTTCAGAATCTCTCTTATCATTGCACAATCAACCCTAGACGTATCTATATTCATATCTCAGCTCCTTTCACAAAAAACAGCCACCGTGCCATTCCAGATTTATCGCCGAAAGCTGGTTTCTGAGGTAATATTTTTAGTAATTCAGTGGTTTTGATATCGCGCTCGCTCCACTTCATAGCGACGACGCAGCCAGGCTTTACGACACGTAGACATTCGCTCAAGCCTTTGCTCAGAGTTTCTTGCCAGGTATCTTTATCTAATTTGCCGTATTTCTTAGCAAGCCAGCTGTTCTTGCCGCAGTTGATGAGGTGGGGCGGGTCAAAAACAACGAAATTGAAAGAGTTGTTGGGCTCGTCTAGATTGGTAAAGTCGGCAATGTAGTCGGGCTCGATGTTTAGCGTTCGGATTGTCCCGCGGTCTTTCATCTCAACTACCTCACTTCTTTTATCGAGGTATAATATGTTCGGATGGTTTTTCTCGAAATAGAACATACGACCACCACAGCACGGGTCTAGGATTGTCTGCATAGACTACTTATTCTCCAGTTCATTTAATTTGTTTAGTACGTTGTCTATACACCGCTTAATAAGGATAGCTTGCATAAAGTCAAGATCATAATTGCTGAATAAGCACCGATCAGCTTCATACAGATACCTTACAATTAATGCATCCCTAACCCGTTGCAACGAATAGGTGCATTTTGGACCACAACCCTCTGGCGGTTCGCTGCTGGACGGATTCCAAAAATTACAATTTATTAACCATGTAACCGCAAACTTTCCATTAGTGCCTTTAAATACTGCAACACCATAATTCAGTACCGGTGTCTCATGTTTATAATCGTAAATAATATATTGATATTCGTCTTTATTTAATATGGATAAGATATTTCTGTTTAGCTTTTGAAAATTGAGTCTTCTATCTTTTGAATCAGCATAGAGTTTATAAATCTTCATGTTTCTCTTCCAGCAATTCAGGGTTTTCGTGAATATTGCCAATAGTTTTATAATGTATATGCTCATAAGCAGCCAGTTTGCTATCACGAGAAAAACCGCCACTACCTTTCAGACGCCTCAACGGTTTATACCAAAACGCCCCAGCTTCCAAAGTGACGAGGTAGGCTATTTCACCTCGATGAGCGTTTAGACTTAGATTGTCTACGACGATATCGTTCTCGCATATTAACCTGCCAGCAAGGATAGGTTCTGCGTACTGCTCAATTTCTAACCGCCCTTCAATCGGAATCGGCTCATTCTCGCCCTCAAGTCTAGCTGATACAAGTTTGTCGCCTTGCCAATGCAGAGATACGACTTTGCGCATTCTTTTTTCTAGGTTGTCCCAGGCTCTGAATTTTATTTCACGCATTAGATTTCCTTTCATCAGATAACAGGTGAGCCAGTCGTTTTATCGTCTCGTTCATAATTTTATTTTTGAATTTGTGGCAGCCAGATTCATGACCTCCAGTTGCTAGATGTCCACATTCACAGAAAATATCATGAGCGTCTGACAGCTCTTGCTCTACCTTTGCACGAGTTTCTACCCACTCACGCAAGTGATTTTCCTGTAAGTAGTCTATCTTTTCTATTTTTTTCATTTGATGTCCTTTCCTACATTCCATTGTTATAGCTTTTACCTCTCATATTTCCTTTCCATTCTTGTAACATTTTGAGTAGCCCATCTCGCCACCAGCTGATTTGCAACGAGCGTAAGAGTTATCCTTTTCATTTAACTGATTGGACATCTTATCTGCGCACTTGACAAGTAAGACGAAGAAAGTAACAACTACTAACGCTATTATTGCGACAATAGCTACATCGCTCCAACTATTATTAGATGAACTAAAATCAGTTTTCATTCTCACTCCTGCCACTTTCTCCTAACTCTGCTACACCAATTCGCTCCAATGCCATCTCGCTTGCCATAACGAAAATATAGGCAGTGCTAACACTAGCTGCTTCGGGAATCGGCACACCAATCAGATATTTTGTGTCATTTTCTAATTCTTTAATTTCACTCACAATCCCTAAAGCACCGCACCATTTGTGATTTTCGTTGAATTGAACTACGTCATTGAGTTTTAGTTTTGCCATAGCACATCCTCCGCCTTAATAATCTCCTCTTCTCTCACTCCAGGTTTTAGGATATTTTGGTATACCTGAATCTCCTACACAAAAATCTGCGCTACGACCACCATTTTGGTAAACATAGTCCTTACCAAAATGCTTTTGACAAATTTCATCTCGAGACAGGCTTGGATTGTTTTCTTCCATTTTGACAGCGAAGAATATAATACACACTAGGATTATTAGCCCTACGATCACCAGAACAGAGTCTTCTTCGTACACATCCTTTGACATCATATTCTATACCAATCCCTTTTCTGCCATTATTATGGCTAGTTTTAACGCGGCGTCTAGCGGAGCTTCTGCAGCAAAGACTAGGCTAGCGTCCACTGAGCATCCTTCGTCATCTCCATAAAACACCATCCAACCATCTCTATACTGTCCTCGTCTACTGGATAGTGTTAGTGCGCCAAGACCGAGCTTGCTCTCAATAGCATCTGGCAACTTATCCAACAAATATTCCAGTGTGTACTCTGGCGCCCAATCGTAGCAGGGTCGATTTGCATCCTCAGGATAGATACGTGGCTCACTAGCCTTGAACTTGACTGTATATCTGCAGGCAGTAATAGGTTGCCAATCAGGCTTTAGTTGATGTAGCTTTTTGCATAGTTCAAATGTTTCCATTGATTTTTCCTCTATTTCTAATGTCAAAAATATGTAAAGTACATGTATGTTGTTTACATATTTTACCCGTAGAGCGTGTTTTTTAGATAAAACGCTCTACGGGTTCAACCGCATAACTGGTACTGGCAAGAGCGGTGGATACTTTAAGGCTGCTTCTTTTAATTCTTGACGGTCAAGCTAACGCTTTGGTACGCAACCTCGCACGCAGAGCTGTCTCGTTACGGCAGATGCTTCAACTATTGCCAGTATCGGCTATATAAGGTGATGATTTGCCGAGTTTTAATTTCCTCACATTCGAGGGAATTAGGTTTCGTAAAGTCACATCACATGCCACGTCGCTTTGCTTTAAGTCGGATTTGGAACTCCCGTCACCGCACATTCCACATTCTGCCTCAAATGCGCCTTTTGAGGGCTTACCGTCGGGTATAGCGTCTACTATTCCGCCACTTATATAGCCAGTTGACAACACCAGATTGAGCCGATTTCCACTGCACTCAATTCTATAAGCAAATGAAAAGCCTAGACACTGACGTTGCCAGTTGATAGCACGAGGGATGCAACAATTGAGCCTATACGGCTTTGGTCATTTTGGAACACTCGTGCTACCAGTTGAACAGACGATACACGTTGCACCGCATTGAAAATGTTTAAAAACTGACTCACAACGTTTCACGATTTTTAGATGACGCGCCGGGGTAGGCTGGCGCGGCATTATGAAAGGAGTGTGCATATCATCTGTCCAGTTATGCGGTTGATGTTAATGTTCATTCAAGCACAGAATGCTAGCGACAGAGCATTCTGTGCTTGAATTTTTAACGTTCTAAACCATTTTCGACAAGTGACGAAATTGGTTTTCTACAGGGTACGATTTGTACCCGGTTGAGCAGTTTAACGACTTGCTCAGGTCGCCTGTAGAGTACATATTCACGAATCTGTATCTGACAGGTCTCTGCACTCATCTAAATCTATATCTTCACCATCCACTGCTATCTCGCAGTCTAGGATAGACAAGTCTTTATGTTGCTCTGGTGCACCATTCTGATATGCCCAGTACATAGTATCATCAGCGACCTCGTAAGCTTCATCTTGATTATTGGCTTCCACTGATAAAGAACAGTTTAAAGTTATTTTTATTGGAATACTAAATTCTTTCATTCTTCCTCCTCAATTCCAAAATAAATCATCCAGTCTTCTCGGTTTTCTTTGATAGATTTTTCGGCGTCTTCTTCGTCCTTGAAACGGATAAGCTCTTTACAGTCCACCCAGCTGCCAGGATATATCCCCAGCCTTTTTGTAAGATAATTATAGCCTATATAATATCCGCCATTTCCATTCTCAAAGTCTGGTTCAAATGTCGATGTTCGACGTAGTCTGACTTCGGCTAGTTTACGGTCGCAAGCTTTTTCGCATTCTTCTTCAGTGCGATATATTTTGCCAGTACGCCAAGCATTGTAATCACGTAGCATTCCAGTGTAAAGCGCTGGTCTTATATTGGTATTCTCAAGAATAAAACACCTATCGCCGATTCTAGGTTTCCAATGAATACTATCTGTCGGCTCTTGGATTTCTTCAAACCACTCATCAAAATTATCAATATCCTGAACTTTTAGTCTTGGACTTTTTGCATTTAGCGGCGCTATTCGTACGAGCAAATTCTTTTCATTGTAACCAGTGACCGTTTCTTTAAAGATCTCACCGGCTTTGATAGTCGGCAAGTCTTTGAGTAGCTTATATCGTTTCATCTTCCTTAAAAAGCTCCTCTAGGTCTTCGTCTTCTAAAATATTTCTCAAAACATCTTTCGCTAGTTCCTTTGCGCTGTCTTTAGCAAATCTAGCTGATATGTCATCAAGAGCTTTTAAAATAGCTAAAACTAATTCTGGATCATCAGAATTCATACCAATTTTGGTTTCACCACAGTATTTCCTGCCTTTTTTAAATATTTTGATATTCACTTCAGCTACTGGTTTTTTCATAACTTACTTCTCCTTATACTCCTCTACCGAAAGAGTGATTATCTTATAGCCTTTTTCTTCTAACTGTTTTTGGATACCTTTCCAGACTTCTGTCATGATGACCTCTTTTGTAGTGCCTGAAGTGATATAACCTGATGTTTCTCTATACTTATAATCAACTGTCACGATTAGTTTCATTCTACCTCCTAGGGTGGACTCTGGCTGCTGCTAGATTTTAGTTTAGAGAATGGAACTAGCCATTTAACCCATCTGCGCTGTTAAACAGGAAAACCAGCGTAAAATCGGGCACCAGATTATTAGTTGTTATTGTCGCGAAGTCTTAAAACTTCGTTTGTTGCGTTTTTGGAATACTACCTCGTACGTATAATCGGGATGAGCAGGTAACCAAACATTCTCTAGTATCTTCCGCCGCCACTTGTAGTCGTCGGTCTCCACACCCTTAGCTTCCCGTAGAGTAAATGAGCCATCTAAGTTATGGATCCTGAAGTCTACTTTATGCCGATAGGGGAATGCTTTATTACCGTTTTCGTCGTACACCCAACCTTCAATTCGATATTGCGTGTCGTAGTCTTTTATCTGGCCAAGTTTTTTCTCAACCTCTAGGTCTGCGGCCACTTGCGCTTCAAACTTTGAATCGTATATCTTACCGTTCATTTCAGTACGCTTAGCACCGTACTTGTTGGTTTTCCCGATTCTACCAATCTCTACGCCGCAATTACGGCAGGATAGCCTCCCTCGGGAAAGCATCAGGTGCTTTGACTGGCATTCAGGACAAGACGCGGTAGATCGTATGTCGTTTATGTCAAACTTCTTATGCGTTGCTTTTATGTACACGCACCCTCTCCTTTCTTTGCTTGCGCCGCTTCATACGAGCGCGCCAGTTGCTAACCCGCCTTGCTAGATAATCCTCGCTTTTTAGCCGTTCATATTTCAGCTCAAAATTATCTAACAGGCTTGTTGTTTTACTATTCATCGTAAAAACTCCTTATACGCACCGTTTCGGTAGTTAGTCCAAGCTGTATATCCTTGACTTTGCCAAACTCGATATGCAACTTTTACAACAGTCGTTGTATCGTTTCTGTTTTCGTCAGGACGAAAATGTACGCAGCCAACCTGCAGAACACCGTAACTGCCGATACACACTCTGTGATTTTCGGTATTGGTTAGGTTGTGATTCAGTGGGTTGCATCCTCTATTTTCAGCTCTGGCGATAGCCATCATTAGCCGAACATTCCAGTTTGGATATTTAACCAGCTCTTGTCGAACCAATTCGCAGCTCGCTGGTACAGCTGGTTTTGGCGGCGCAGATGGTATAGTTACCGTCTTTGTCGCTAAAGCGGCAGGAGGAGGCGTATTTTGCGGTTTCTCTGGTGGTTGTGGTGGGTCAGCCTTTGGCTTGCCAGTAGGTGCGGCTGGTTTACCTACTGGTTTGATTTTGACAACTGCTTCGCGAGCTTTATTACTTCAGCGTTACGCTGGACAATATGCTGTTTACCGTAGTGATAGCCGATACCGGTACAGACAGCGGCGAATGTTACGATTGATACGATGATGAGCGTTATCTTCATCGCTTCGTATTTGATTTTGTTGATGGTTACTGTTTTCATTGTTTTCTCCTTTTTGGTTTTAGATGTTTTATCGAATAGTTTCATAATCGTCTCCTTGATTCGGACGAGCTGCTGAGTATAACGAGTAATCATTGAGCATTAGAAGTTACGATGTTGCAGTTCGTCCAAGAGGTTAGAGTTACCGTTCAATAACCCTCGCAGCGGCTATTGAACGGTAGGCTATCGTTACGCGAACAGTGAAGACTAATATCTCCTCTCACACCCCCAACGACTGATGTCTGCTCGAAAGAAATCTTAGCCTCCACGACTCGCGCAGCGATAACCGTGATGCACCAAGCCTCGTATGGGGGTTGGAGAAAGTGGGACATATAAAGTTTTTACTGCTAGCAACCCCCATATGAAGCTTGATGCTGATTGATATGAATCCTGATTGTTAAGGTGATCGCCCTGTAGATTACTGCCGCGCCCTCATGTATATTTGCGCCGTACTTTCTGTAACGATAGCTTTTTCGCTTTCGGAGACCGACAATTCACTGATTGGCGACCTCAGTTAAACGAAAAAGTGAGGAGCCCACATCGATTGCTCCTCACTTTTTCGTACAAATAAAAAACCGATGTGGGTAATCACATCGGTATGTCGGTATAAATTTTAGTTTACAAAACAGCTGCTCTAGCCAGCTGAGCTAAGTCGGCATAAATTGAAAGGTACGACCCGAAAGCACACCTAACAGTGTAGCGTATTTGCATAACCTTGGCAAGTGTTTTATTGCGGAGAGATGGCGCCAGCTGGCTGTTTGACGCGGCGGTCGACATGCTGTCCGCGCGACATGGCGCGATTGATTTTGTCGCGAATAGCAGCGGCCTTCTCTTTCTGGCCGTTGCGGTCATATGAATCGGCTAAGATGTTAATACTTTGAATGCTTGGCTCTAAGGTGACGGCACGTTCAAGGTGCTGCAAGACAAGCTTAGCATTGCCGAGTTTTTCTTGTACTTTAGCGTAGGCGATGTGGCGCGAAGCGACTTCTTCTTCCATCTCTAGAGCCTGCTCGAATGCCAGGGCGGCCTTTTCGTAGCTTTCGGTTTCGTAGTAAATCAAGCCGACATTATGCAAGCTAGAGGCGCTCGGCTCTAAGCTTTGGGCGATTTCGAAGCATTCAATGGCGTCATCGTAGGCATGCTGCTTGGCATACAAAATACCTAGACGGTTGTAAGCGTTGGCGTTTTTGGCGTCGATGCGCAGAATG